AGAAAATTGAGAAAATGAAACAGAAGTATGTGTTTGGACACTTTGAACTGCCCTACTTCAAGATGAACGCCATGGTAGAGATGCCAGACGTGGGTGGAATACAGACAGACCACTTCGCGGGTTGTGGCAAGGTGTTCTCAGGACACTTCCACAAGAGACAGTACATGAAGAACGTCACGTACATGGGCAACGCCTTCCCACACAACTACGCAGACGCATGGGATGACGACAGAGGCATGATGATATTAGAATACGGTGCAGAACCCAAATTCGTCAATTGGCCGGACATGCCTAGATACATCACTATCAAGGTTTCTGAGCTACTAGAAGATCCAGACAAGTACCTAAAACCCAAGATGTATGTAAGAGTTACTTTAGACATAAAAATCAGTTACGAAGAAGCGAACTTCGTGAGAGAAACATTCATAGACAAATACCAACTGAGGGAACTACAACTGATACCGGAACAGGTGGACAACGCACAACAACCACTGGTAGAAGTACAGAAATTTGACAGCGTCGACCAGATCGTAATCAAACAACTGCAAGGTGTGGACTCGGAGGTCTACGACAAGAACGTACTAACAGCAATCTACAACGACCTGGATGTCACGAATTAGTAAAAAGAAATTGATTAAAGCACTGAAAGGTGATCTCGAAGTTAAGATGACAAAGTCTGATATCTTTGAAAGATTCAAAAATCCACCAACGCAGGAGGAATGGTTGAAAGGCTACAAAAAGTGGGTAGAGGATCAAACCTTATCAACACCTTTGGCAGTGTATGAAGCAATAGAGAACATAGGCAAAAAGAAACGTAGGAAAAAGAATGTTAACGATTAAGGAACTAACGGTAAAGAACTTCATGAGCGTGGGTAATCAGGCCCAGGCCATAGACTTCTCCAACAAGAGCCTAGTGCTTGTTATCGGTGAGAACATGGACCTAGGTGGTGACGACGCAGGTGCCAGGAATGGTACAGGTAAGACAACCATCATAAATGCACTATCTTATGTGTTCTTTGGTGAGGCACTGACAAACATCAGAAGAGACAACCTTGTTAACAAGACCAACGAGAAAGGTATGTTGGTTGCTGTAAAATTTATAAAGAACGGAATAACCTACACGATCGAGAGAGGACGTAAACCGCAGATATTTAGATTCTATGCCAACGACATAGAACAGAAAACAGAGAGCAACGAAGCACAAGGTGAGAACAGGGAAACACAGGTTGAAATTAACAAACTGATGGGCATGACCCATTCTATGTTCAAGAACATAATAGCACTGAACACTTACACACAACCGTTTTTGTCTACAAAACAAGCAGAACAAAGAGAGATAATCGAACAGTTGCTTGGCATAACACTTCTGTCACAGAAAGCAGATCTTTTGAAAGAGAAACAAAAAGCAACCAAACAGATGCTGACTGAAGAAAAATTAAAGATAGATGCCAGGGTTGCCAGCAATGAAAAAATACAGGAGTCCATAGAGAGCCTGCAGATCAGATCAAATGCTTGGACAAAGCAAAAAGATGATGATATAAAAAGTTTCAAAGAAGCAATAGCGGAACTGGACAAAGTGGACAGTGAGATAGAGATTGCAAAACACAAGAAACTGCAGAAGAGAAATGAATTACAGACCATGCTGAGAAGTCTAGAGAAAGAGAAAGCGTATCACGAAAACAGTCTCACAAAAGCGGAAAGCACTGTGACGAAGACAAACGCAGACTTAGAATACGCAGAGCAACAGAAATGTCCAACGTGTGAACAAGAACTACACGATGACAAGCACACACATCTCGTTGACAAACTTAAAGTGCAACTCACAGAATCCACGGACTACGTGATGAAACTGAAAACAGACCTAGCGAAAATACAGGAAGGCATAGACGAGGTAGGTGATCTAGGACAAATGCCTGAGACGTACTACGACACCATAGACGAGGCATTCAACCACAAAGGATCTCTGCAGGATCTAAAGAGGCAGTTAGACCAGACAGAGAAAAAAGAAGATACCTACGCAGAACAGATTGCAGAAATGAAGAAATCGGCGATACAAGATATCGATTATGAGAAGGCAAACGAACTAGAAGACCTACACAGACATCAAGAGTTCTTGTACAAACTGTTGACCGCGAAAGATTCATTCATAAGAACAAGGATCATAGAACAGAACTTGACGTACCTGAATCAGCGATTAGCATACTTCTTGGGCAAAGTAAAACTGCCACACACAGTTACTTTCCAATCAGATCTAACTGTGCGTATAGAGGAACTGGGCAGGGAACTGGATTTTGACAACTTGAGTAGAGGTGAAAGAAATAGACTGATTCTTAGTCTGAGTTGGGCGTTCAGAGATGTGTGGGAGAGCCTTTATCAACAGATCAACTTGCTGTTCATTGACGAGTTGGTGGACGCAGGTATGGACATATCTGGTGTTGAGAGTTCAATGGCCGTGCTCAAAGACATGAGCAGGACGCAGAAAAAGAATATATTCCTGATCTCTCACAAAGACGAATTGGTAAGCAGAGTGAACTCTGTGTTGAAAGTAGTGAAAGAGAATGGTTTTACCAACTACGCCAATGATGTGGATATTATAGTATGACGACGTTAATTACAGGCGGAAACGGATTCCTAGCCAACAGTATAAAACAATACATCAACGGAGATTACTACGGAAAAGATATGCTAGATCTCACAGACAGGAATTGTATACGTAATTTACCAGTGTATGACACACTGATACACACGGCAAAAGGCATGGGTAGCAACGGCAACGACAACTTACCTTTACTTTTTTCTAAAGCAAAAAAAATATTTGTATTCACAAGCAAACAAGGAACATTTTTGAATTGGAAAAAGTCAGGACCAATCGGTTACGGACTAGAGAAGTTAACACTAAACTTCATAGTGTACAGACACAATCTGGAACATCACAACGCACAGATATTTGAACCAGGGCACATGGAAACGAAAGAGCAATACGATAATATTGCAAAAAAATTCAGCGACGTCTATTTGGATTGGCAGTTCGAAAAGAACATGATTTTTGATCTAAGTGCAGAGCGATATATTGGATATTAGGAATACCTAACGTACAGACTTATCCGCCCTGAGTTCTTTACCGGGACATCTAATCCGTGAAAGCTCTTGGCATTACTGAGTAATGCATATCCAGAATTAAATTTGTATTCAAAAGTTTTTATATTTCCGTTGTTTGCATACAGACTTGTACCAACATTGTTGTCTCCAAGATATATTTGCAATGCCAACTTAATTCTTCCATCATCAATATGTGGTAGAAGAGTGTAACCTTCATCATCTATCCAAATGTCAACTGATTCAAATTTTAATTCTGTACTGAACTTTTTTTCTAGAGCGTGGGTAATATTTGTGTTCATGAAGAACACCTTGATACTTTTCATCAATTCGTCCTTATAATCTAATCTAACCCTTGGTAAATCTTCTTGAAACTCCAACTTTACAAAATTTCTGTTTTTTAACTCTGGTAAATTAAAGCCATCACCAAAAAAATTATGGTACTCTTGATACACTATTCCATTAAGTATTTCCAAAGGAGACTTTTCTATTGACAAAACCACATCTTGTGTGCTTAAATTAAACATATGTTAATTAATTATATCGTACGACAATAGAAGGAGAAAAACATATGTCAAATGAAACACATGATGCTATCATGACAGAGATACAAACTTACTCAGAAGAGAATGGGAAGTTCGTTGATAAGGGTGTAAAAGCCTCTGCAACAAGAGCCAGAAAGGCCCTAGCAAACTTATCTAAACTGATCAAAGCAAGAAGAAAAGAAATTCAGGAAGTCAAGAACGCGGCAAAAACTGCGGCGTAATCGATCAATTGAATTGCAATTCTATTAACCCTCGGCTTTTGCGAGTCGGGGGTTTTTTATGACTTGAGAATTCCCTTGCCGTGTACCCTCACACGGATGTGGCCGTTATAATAATCATTGGACTCTAGGACCTTACGTGCAAACTGTTCACGTGCCTCAACGTAAGATAGTTCCGCCTTGGACTTGCACCAAAAAAGTATCTCCCTAGTGAACTTGTCCTTGCCCAGTTTGTTGACATCGATGGTCAACTCATCGCTTGATCCATAGTAGTCCTGCCAATCAGAATCCACCTTGTACCTACGCTTGTTCTTCCTGCCTTTGAGTGGTGGTCGGCTTCGCTTGAACCTGGCCAATTTCTTGCCTATGTACATCCTACCGTTGACCGTGTTGGTTATGAGATATACGAAACCAACTATGTCCTCTGGTATCGTGGTAATTTCTTTTCCTTGGTACGTCCAATGCATCTTGGTATTTAAAGCCAAAAAGATTGACCTAGAAATAAAACTCATATAAACAAGTGCGATAGGCAAACTACAATTTCTTAAAAATTTCCAATAGGCAAACATAGCATCG